TTAATTTACTGGGGACATCGTAAGTCTAAGATTGGTTTAAGAACTTATTCAAAATCAAAGTCTTAATATACATAATTTCGTATAATGTATAATATGTTAATAAAATCAATAACTTAGGATAAAAACATAATGCCACAGTCTTATTTTAAGTGCAAGAAGTGCGGTCATTCATTCGAAAGTCAATTGATTTTATGCATACATTTTTACAAGTGTAGGGGGAATAAATGATTACTTTGATTACTGGTGTTCCAATTTCAGGGAAAACTTGTACTGCAATTGAAATGGCACTTTTACAGAGTAAACCCGTTTATACAAACATCATAGATAACACAAATGATCAAAGTTTTTTACCGAAATCATTTAAGGCTATTCCTGATTGTGATTGGACGCTTATAACCGAATCAGCATTCGTTATATATGACGGTTGTGAATATATAGACCACTTTACTGAACGTTTTAAAGGTATTGATCACAGAGTTAAGAGCCTTATATCTCACAGACATTTTGGAAAGAATCAGCTAAACCACGATCTTGTTTTTATCTTTCAACACGAAAAATTTGCGCACAAGGATATTCGTGTTTTGAGTGAATTATTACATATAGATAAGCTTTTTAATGGTCGTCGGGATTTTGGAAATGAATGAACTTCAACAAGCTCAATTAGCCTCTCAGCTTCTAAATGGACTAGCACCACTTTTTACTGGTTCGTTTCTACTAGGTTTACTTGTTGGTGTTTTCTTCTTTGCACGCTTAGTCGATTCGATTGATCGTCTAGGAGAGCGTTTACGCAGACCTAAGCGTATTAAACGTGCAGGTGACTTCAATGAATTTGGTAATTTTGAATATTTGTATTTATTCCAAGGTAAATATTACAGCCTTGGCGAATATGAAGATCTTAAGAAAAAAGCCAGAGAAAATAAAGGTTCATCACTATGAATATCAAATACGTGCATCAGTCAGACATCGCAGAATGTCCAAAGTGTTTCTGTTTAATGCACAAAAACAACATTGCTTTTCACATGACCAAATGTGGGGGCTAACAAATGACGACTTACGTTTGCGCTGAGCTTATTCAAAACACTTGCACAACGTGGGTTGTTCAATCGGGAGTATTACCCGAATTATCAACGTCCGAAGCTTATGTACTTTGTGGGGCAATACTCGCTGTTTGGGGGCTTTCATGGGGTTATAAAAAAATCGGGCAATTACTTAAATGACTGGAGAAATGTCATGGCGTTACAAAATGTAGAAGTTCTCGTTGTAGGGAATAAAGGCAAGGTTTCATTACTTACACGTATGGGAAGTCTTACTCAAAAGGCTGTAGTAGCAACTGTTGCAGTTGCACCAGTTTTAACAATGGCTGCGGATGGTGATGTTACCGCCGATGCATCTGCAATTACGGCATTAATGTCACCGATTGCGGTTGTGGGTGGGGCGATTTTAACAGTACTGATCGCCATCAAAGGCTGGAAGCTCATTCGTCGAGCACTGTAATCTAAACAAAAAAAAGGCTCGACTGCCGACCTACGGATCGGACATGTCGAGCCTTTTTTATAGGGGTAATTATGGGATGGTTAATCGTATTCGTATTTTGTTTTGCGCTTTGGCTTGTTTTTTCAACATAACTACTTATGCATCTGACTTGCCTGCAAATCCACGTAATGATACGCCTGCACAGTCTCTAAAGCGTTTGCAGAACAGTTTTAAAAGCCAAGCAAATTATGATGCAGGTATAAAACGTAATCTTGCTGAACTAGATGCAAAAATTTATATGAATGAGGGTACAAAGCGTGCCAGTGTAGAACAAATGCTTGTTCGATCAGGTGTAGTTGAAAGTGGTGCTAAGGCAGAAATTGTAGGCAAGGTAACACAACCCGCTGATACTGGTAAGGCTGCTAAAACTTTAGCAGATCGCTTAGGCAAAGCTAAAGATTATGCTAAAAAAGCAGGTAAAGCATCAATTCCTTCGTTTCTTGGGGGTGCTGCGGTTCAAGCATTGGTTGATGGTGTCGGTTGGGTTATGGATGAAGGTGGCGAGGTAAAACGTATTGCTGATCCGAATGCTTCAAACTCTCAAGGTATGTACTGTATTTCAACCAACTGTAAATATTCTATTCCTGAGTTAATCAATGATTATTGGAAAAATAGCGCAGACGAATATAAATATGTTTCTCATATTTTAAATAGTTCATCTTCAGGTACGGCAACTGTAGTAAATAAAAGGGGTGGGACACTTAGGACAGGTTTTCAAATAAAGTCGAATCCAAACTATGACCCCAATTCCCCTACACATGAAAATGTCACTCAAGAACAACTGACTGAAGCTTTAAAAAATGCGCTTGAAGCAAATAATGCTGCCTTAGCTGATGCAATTGCACAGGCAATTAAAGATGCTTATTCATATGATGGCAGTGAGGGTCAAGACGATTCAACTAATACACTCGCAATTGGTACAGCAGACGATATTAATGAAGTTGTAGACCGTGCATTTGATAACCCTACATCTAATTCAACATCAGATAAACCATCAGGCTATTACAAAATTGAGGATGATGAAAAAGTTGTTGAAGGCTATGTAACAACACCTGACACATCAGCCAAAACTGAGACAGAAACTAAAACAGAAACCACAACGGATCCAGTCACTGGCAATCAAACGACAACGGGAACAAGCACAGGTTCGTTACAGTTACCTGCATTTTGTGACTGGGCGGGAGTTGTTTGTGAATGGATTGGATGGACAAAAGAACAACCTGACCAGCCTGAAGAACTTAAGCCAGTGTTTGAAGAAATTGAAGTCCCATACACACCGTTTTCAATCGCAAATTTTAATGCTCAATGTCCTCCAGATGAACAACTTTCATTAACGCTCATGGAACAAGAAATGAGTTTTGTTTTTCCGATGAAACCATTTTGTGATTTTTTTTCAGGCATTAAACCTTTTGTTATAGCACTTGCATCATTTTGGGCGGTCAAATTGATTGGCAATGGCTCATTCAATTCGGGAAATTGATATGGGCAAAATACTTTTTAAAATTTTTGAATGGGGTGTCAGTTCAGGTCTAGCCAAATTTATTAAAGGCATGGGCTTATCAATGATCACCTTTGCATTTTTAAATCAATTGATACAAACCGTTCTAGCTGAGTCAGCGACAAAATTTGGCTCTATCACAGGATTAGGCGCAAATGCTTTGGGATTAGCGGGTGTAGATACAGCACTTGCAATCATGGCAGGTGCAATTGTCGCTCACGTTTATATGCGCTCTAAAGCAATGCGCTTTGTAGGTACACCAAAATGAGTATGATCTTAATTACAGGCACTCCAGGCTCAGGCAAATCATTATTTGCAGTTGCCAAAATTTTAGAATTGCAGAAACAATTTCCTGATCGTCAAATTTTTGCAGACATAGAGGGATTGCAAATTGATGGTGTAGAACGTAGTCCTGAAGACTGGCGTGAAACGCCTGAAAACTCAATTATCTTTTATGATGAAGCACAGCAACATGAACGATTCAGATCAGGTACAAGTGCCAATCGTGATGAAATCGTCCAAAAACTACAAGTTCATCGACATACAGGTCATGACATATATTTCATCACCCAAAGCCCAAGATTCTTAAATTCATTTGTTACCGATCTGATCGGTGAGCACTATCATTTGCATCGACCTTACGGTGCAAAGTTGGCATCTGTTTACTACTGGAGAGGTGCACAGAAACAACCGAACTCCGAAGCTGCTAAAGATCGTTCAGAAAACAACTTCCAATTTGTTTATCCAAAGGAAGTCTTTAAGCTCTATAAATCAGCAACGGCTCATCATGTTAAATTTAAAATCCCGACTAAGATTGTAGGCACATTTGCAATTGCTTTGGGAATGCTTGGTTTTGTATTGTATCTTGTCTATAAGCCTGAAACGCAGTCCTTTTTTACAGGAAAGCCAGTGCAAGAAAAACAGGGCATACAGAAAGAATTAGAGCAACAGCAAGTATCTGAATTAGATAAAAAAGTGAAACTGTGTCAAGAACAATTCAAATGGACAAAAGAACAATGTCTTGAAGCCTATGACCCTAAAATATTACAACAGCGCAATGCTGAACTTGAGCAAAAAACAGGTAATAATTTAGAGGTGATTACAGCCTCATATAAGGTTTCTGACCCTTATGATTACTCCTATGACGTTGCTCCAGCTCCAACAGTACACCGAGTATTTTCAGGATGTATGAGAAGTAAAAATGGTTCGCTTGTTGCTTACGATCAGCAAGGCTCAATCATTCATGATGCAGACAAACAGCTTTGCAAACGAACTATGAACGGTGATCGTCCATTTAATCCATATAAGCAACCTGAACAAGTGGCGTCATATCAATTTGCATCAACACAGCCACAAGCTGAAGAACGTCAAATAGAAAATCCTGAAGTAAAAGCAGAGCCAATTCCTTTTGGCACTAAACCGCCATCGAACATTACGGGAGCGAATTCACTATGAATATTAATGAACAATGGATTTCCTTTATCTTAATCATGATTTGCTTAAATATCATGGCCTTTGTTATTCGTGAATGGCTTCGCAATCGTAAACAAAAGAAGCGTTGGGAAGATTAAATTATGAGATTCATTAACATATTCATGACTGGTTTAATCATATGTTCTTTATTTGTCCTTTCTGCACAATTAAAGTCATGCCAACAGTCTCGCTGTGAATTAAATCAATTCTATTGTGACTAACAGAACGAGTGTCTACGAGTGATTCGGGCAATTAAATTTTAAAACTTTCTTTCCCTGATTACAGACTCCCATGTAAACTTCAACGGTAGATATAGAGCGTCCGTAGGCGCGAACTGATGGGATTTTTATGGATGTGATTCAATATTTTGGCTCTAAAGTTGATCAAGTTTTTGATTCTAAAAGTTTTGATGAGGCTAAAGATCACTTTGCATTTTTCTTGGGTGCTTATCATTTAGCTCAGACTATGAATTTGCTATCTCCCGCACAAGATAAAATTGTAAAAGACATGCAGGTTAGTTTGTCTCATTTTATTGAAAATAATTGGTGCTAATTACTATCTTGATTTAGAGGATTTGATCATGACTTTTTTGTGTTTTTTTATGCTTTTTCTCGCAATTTTTTTAGCATTTGTTCTACATGCTCGCGATAGAGTGCATGCTATATAGTTGGCATTTTATTCCAAGTACTCATCGACCTGCAGACAAAACCCGGCTTTTTCTTGGTATCAATTACTTATTAAAAAACAATAGTTTAAAATTTTAGGAGTTTTTCATGGACTGGCAAAATATTACATCTCAAGATATTTTACTACTTGGTATTTTTATTGTTATCTATCCTATTTATTGGATTTCAGTATATGCATTTTTGGATGATATTTTTGATTAATTTTTATATGACTGATTTCGTATAATATATCGAGATTATGTTACTTGCATTATCGCTCCAGTGAAGAAAACAAAAAGCTATGTTAAATCAAACATAGTTTTTTTTTGCTTTATAGAATGCATTTAACATCAATCTGCATTATACGAAATTAGTCACTGGAGAGATTCGAGCTAGTCTGTGTTTGGATAATTATCCAGATTTTAGGGTGGGGGAAAGTCCACGTTCTCTGGAGTGGACTTAACGCCTAAATTTAAGCGTAATTTGTATTTCACGCTTATTTTTTTGTCTCTACTTTTACTAATCCATCTCTATTTATTTCTATTGATCCATCTAATAACGTCTGTTTAACGATCTCGTGGAATATTTCTGTATCTCTTAATGGCTTTTTTCCCGCTTTAACCAAATCTCTATTCAGTTTTAGAGCCACTTCATTAAGTGCTTGCTCTTCTTCGTCTGTAAATCGAAATGTCTTAGCCATTTGATATTCCTTTTAAAATGATTTTATTCTAAATGAATTTGTGATTTGTGCTTGTGTTCATTTGTGATTTATGCTTTTATTGCCACTAAATGATTTATGAATTTGTGATTTTGGGGTTTAAATGCTAGACAAAATCGTAATGTGGCTACCTGTCGATGCATCGCTTGTTGATTTAACAAGTGACGGTCGTCACTGCATTTTCGGTTTTGATTTGCTTGATCTCGATTTGAAAGTTGGCTCCTATGATGTTTTTAAAGACACTGAGGGCAATGTTCGAACACAAGTTCTTCATCATGTTTGGTCGAAGATTCCAACATCACATACAGCAATGTCATTTAAGTTATTTCATGAGGGTGCTTCACATCCTTATGTTGAACTCAAGTGTTCTCCAGCCAAGATTATGCAAGGTCACAATGTCTATGGGACTGACTGGATAGAGCAGGGAGCTTTAGAAATGCTCGGCTACTTGGCTGAGACACAACCAACGTTGTACGGCATGTTGGATATTGGACGTACTGAAGTGAAGCAACTGGACGCAACATATTCATTTCGTTTTCGTAGTGACCGTGAAGCTGAGAAAGTCCTCGATTTAATGAGAAATGTTTCAACACAGCACATCCGTAAATCGACCAAAGATGCAATGTTTAAAAATACGTTGTATTTCGGCTCTGAAAGATGCAAACGCTATGCGCGTAAAGTCTATGTGAAATCTAATGAATTCCAAGAACAATTAGGCGAGCAAATTAAATTGGCCAAAGCCAATGATAAATGCGCTCAACGTGTTGTTGAAGTTATGTCAAATCCTGAACTTCAAGAATATGCCAAAGGCTTATTACGCTTCGAAACAGGCATTAAAGCTTACGTTATGAAAGAACTGGGTATTCCCACAAATTTATTTCAATTAATTCGCTATCAACGTTCTAATCCTACATTTTTACAAGACATTTGGCTTAAAGCAAACCATCAATTATTTCAAGCATTTGAGGGTACAAACATGAAAGTATCTGACCATGAAACTGTATTTAAAAAGATTCTTGCCGTTCATCAAACTGTATCAACCGAAAAGAAAATATGTACCCGTAAAGCCGATGAAATGATGGAGTTTTATCTATTACTTGAAAGAGTTGGTGTGAGTGAAGCTAAAAAAGAATATTCACATAAACGCTTTTTAAACCTGTTTGCAGACCTGATTGGTGTTGGCTTTAGTGGCACATTATTGCAGTCATTAAACTTAAAACCGCATGAGAATTTCGACCATATTAGTGTTTACATTCAGTTGCTTAAGGCATTTAAAAAAGAAATTCCCGCAGGAACTGTTTCTGAACGTAAAGCACGAAATATTGAGCGTTTTTATTACGATCTTGAGAAATTCGGCTTTGAAGAAATGAAGAATAAATATAGTCCATCTCAATTTCGTAATCTTGTAGCAGCATTAAAAAAGTGTGGTTATTCACAAGTTTATTTGCAAAACCTACATGTTCAGTCCAGTAACAACATTATTCCATTTATCAATATGTTCGAAATGAAATTTGATGAACAAGTACCGCCGAACTTTATCGAGCCAATTTCTACATTTAACCGTTCAAACCTCAAAATAGCATAGGTAACAGATCATGCATTATTTCCAAGCCCATCTTATTAAAGTCGATTCTAAACCTGACCAAAAGACAGGTCGTATTAATCATCGTTTAATTTTTAAATCTCAGCGTTTTGACCGTGGTCTAGAAGAAATGGTGGATTGTTCACAGCCAATCAAACTGGAAGAAGATCATTTTTATTTATTAGACACGTATATGAATTATCGCGGTCGCGATCTGTGCATTCCAATTGCATTGACTGCTGTAGATGGCAACGTTTACTTCAAAACGGCTCAGGATGGTAAGCCACGCGACTTATCTGAAAAGAAAGTTACTGACTCAAAGACTGGAGCCTCAGCATGAAATTAATTTACTGGGGACATCGTAAGTCTAAGATTGGTTTAAGAACTTATTCAAAATCAAAGTCTTAATATACATAATTTCGTATAATGTATA